CACACTGATCATGGGCAGCTGCGATTTCTCGACGGACTGCCGCCGCGACCGGTTTACCGTCACACCTGCTGGCTTGCCCGCGCCGTCGAGCGCGGCCACGACCGCCTGAAGCACCCGTTCTGTGTAGGAATCAGCCACGCGCTACACCTTCCTCAAAAGCAGCTCTGTGATTGCTCCGTCGCCCTGGCGCAGCCGCCGCCAAATTGTGTAGCTCACCCCGTCCACGATGCAGGCGTCGTCGTTTTTCACGTTCGGGAAGTCGCTGGTCTTTATCGTGGCTACGGCAAGGCGCATGATCTGGCCCGCGCCGCCGTCCTGCTCAAGGCCGACCTCGTCGCGCTCGTCGAACAGGCACGGTCTGGTGACGCCGGCGATGGTGATGCTGTGGCCCCAATCGGCCAGCATCGTGTCCACGTCGGCGTCACCGAAGAGGGCCACGGCTCACCCGCCTCAGACGACCTTGACGGCCATCGAAGCGTTCGGACGGTAGGGCACGATGAGCGGCGCGGACTGCATCATCAGGAACCGCACCGGCGGGTCTTCGACGAACCACGACTTGCTGAAGAACTCGCGCGCTTGGAAGCCAGCCTGCTCGTCGCGGATGGCCCCGAAATGCCGCGTGCCCAGCAGCCCATTCTGCGCGACCAGGATCACCCAGCCGTCCGGGATGATGGCCACTTCGTTGCCCGTGTCCGGGTCTACATACCAGCCGGTGTAGACCCACAGGCGCTTGCCGCCGATGGTTCCCTTGAACTCCAGCCCCTCCACGCTGGAGATGGGAATCTGGAAGTTGGCGAGCTGGCCAAGCTGGGTGTCAATCGCCTGCTGTGCGGCCGCGTTCGAGCGGAACTTCCGCCAGGCCCCGATGGTGAACAGAACGTCGGTGACCGTAGCGCCGCTGGCCTGCGCGACCGTGAGCGCCCAATCCTCCAGGTTTTCGAGCGGCGTAGGACTTGCCGAATCCCACTTGGTGTAGCCGCCGCTGGGCAGCGTGAGCGTTTGTCCCGCCGCGCGTTTGAAGTCCACCTCGACGCTGGCGTAGCCCTCGCCCTTGATCGTGGCTTTGCCGCTGCGCAGCACTTCGGCGGCCATGACCTCCAGCCGCCGGGTGAGCATCCCCAGCTGGTCTTCGAGCGCAACAGCCAGGTTCGCGCGGGCCCGATCCATGTTGGACACATCGCCGCCGATGCGCTCACCCGCGCGCCGCTTGAGCGCCTTCGACGGATCGAACACGCGCTTGTCCTTGATGTAGGCGGGCGTGAAGGTGTTCGTCTCGTAGCCCAGGCTCTCGACCACCTTGCCTTCCTTGAGCGGATGGACGAACGGAGCGATACGTCGCTTGCCCTTCACGAAATCGAACTTGATCTCCTCCTGCTCGGAGGTGACCACGTTCGGGAAGAACATATCGAGCAGGAACGACGGCGGGCGCAGCAGCGAATCCACGACGCCGTTCAGAAATGCAGTGGTGTAGATGTTCACGTTCGCTCCTCCTCAGGCGCTCACCGGCTTGTGCAGGTAGATGTTGAGATCGCGCAGCCCCGCACGCACGCTGTCGGCGGTGTGCCCGGTGCCGTAGGTGATCGCGTTCTCGTTGAAATCGCCGCTGACGTACACGATGCCCGGCTTGTCTCCGCCGCTCGCGTCCACGTCTTCGGCCAGAATTGCCGAAGCGACCTCCGAGCCGTCAGCGGCAGCGGCCAGGCTGAGCACGTACTTACCCGACGCGGTGATCTTGCCGAGCAGCGCCCCGCGCCCGAGGTTCTGGCCCGAGGCGATGGTCACGTCGAGCGTGCGGATGGGAAAATCGCCCGCGTGCAGGCGGTCCGGCGTGAAGGTTTCCGATTCAAATCGCGGTTGCAGGTTCATGCTCATGGTGTTCTCCTCGTCCCTTTCGGGCTATCGAATCAGGCCAGCCTTGCGGGCATGCTCCACGGTTGCCGCCGCTTGCTGCTCGTCCGGTGAATCTGCCGGAGCCGGAGCCGGCGCCTCAGCGTGCGGCACAGGCGCGGGCGCGTCGGCCTTCAGGTCGGCAAGGGTCCTGGCGCGTTTTTCTTTTTCAACGGCCAGCACCTTCACCGCCGCCTCCGGCCCGGTGGTCTTGCCGTCGAACTTCAACGCGGCAATCAGGGCCTCGTGTCCTGGCACGGCCTGAGCCTCTACAGCCTTGATTCGTTCGCGCTCGGCGGTTGCGCCGTCAGCCTTGCCGCGTTCATAAGCCGCCTGCTCCAGCGCCTCGATCTCGTCCTTGAGTTCGGATCGAAGCTCGACAGTCAACGCTTCGCTTTCCATGCTTGTCTCCTCTCGGTCAGGATTTGCCGGGCAACCGCCCGCGCTCTTTCATGCGTTCCTTGCTCGTGCTCCTGGTTCAGCTGGCGAATTAGATCAGCGTGTGTGGAGACACCGTCCACCAGGCCTACCTCAATTGCCTTGCTGCCCAGGAAAATCCGCCCATCGGCCATCTTGTCGAGCACCGTCTCCACGTCGGTGCCGCGATGCCGCGCCACTTCGTTCACGAACACGCTGTACACGTGATCCACCTGCTCCTGAATCGCGGCGCGCGCCTCGTCGCTCAGCGGCTTGTGCTCGCTGGCGATGCGCTTGTACTTGCCAGCGGTAATCTCGGTCGTCTTCACTCCGCGCATCTCTTCGGCCTTGCTGAGGTCGGTGTGCGTGGCCACGACGCCGATGCTGCCCACCTGCGTCGTCTCGCCGGTGATCAACACGCGGTCGGCGGCGCTGGCGATCCAGTACGCGGCGCTGGTCATCATCCCGTTGCCCAGGGCGACGATGGGCTTCCTGCCCCGCGCCTCGAAGATCGTCCGCGCAAGCTCGAATACGCCGTCCACATGACCGCCCGGGCTGTCCACGCTCAGCATGATCGAGCGCACTGCGCGATCCTCCAGCGCGGCCTTGAAGTCGCGCTCCAGCAATTGCGTACTCACGCCGCCGCTGACGCGCGTAAACAGGTTCATCCGCTTGGCGATCACGCCCTCGATGGGCAGGACTGCAACGCCGTCCACGACTTCGTAGCCCTGCTTCTGGTTGTCGAGCGGCTTGCCCAGCCGCGCCTCGATTGCGCGCAGGTCAACCTCTTCGCCTCGGATGTGCGCGAAGTAGATTTCGCGGATCTCCAGCAGCTTCTCCGGCACGATGGCCCAGGGAGCGTTGAGCACGTCAAGCAGCCGCATCTTCACGCTCCTCTGTCTCCCGGTCAGTGCTGCGTGCGGGCTGCGCCGGACTCGGGGGGCCGGGCAGCTTGACCACGATCAGGCCATCGCGTTCCCGCATACGGCGCTCTTTCACCTGCTCGCGGTGCTTGTCCTTCCACACCCCGCCGGTGAGCTGCATCGTCTCTTCGGCCAGCGTGCTGACTCCGATCTCCAGGCGCTTCGCCGCCGCGTCCACTTCCTTCGTGGGGTCAATCTGCGCGGGCGCGTCGCCGATCCAGTCCGCTTGCAGGTAGGCGATGCGTCGCGCCGGGTCGTCGAAGAATCCCGGCGCAGCGATGCGGCCCAGCGCGACGGCTTCTTCCATCCAGGCTTCGTACACGGGCGCGCAAAACGTCTGCGCCAGAAACTCCCGGCGCAGGCGGAAGAATTTCCATGCTTCCATCAGCGCCGCGCGCGCCGCGCTGTAGCTGGCCGTGAAATGCTTGATCAGCACCTCGAAGGGCAGGCCCAGCGACACGCCGATCTGGCGCAGGACGGACTGCACGAACGGATCGAACGCCGTGTTCGGGCGGTTCGGGCTGACCGTGGTGATGTCCTCACCGGGAGCCAGGTCCACGATGGTGCCCGTGCCCAGCTTGATCTCGGCGTTGCTGGACTGCTCGCCCGCCGGGGGCGCAAAGCCGTCGCCCGATTCGGACTTGACGAACACGGTCAGCAGCGAAGCCACGACCGCCGCCATCAGTTCCGCCTCGGTGTACTTGTCCAGCTGCTTCAGCGGCTCGATCACCGGGGCCAGGTAGGGCACGCCGCGCGTCTGGCCGGGCCGTGTGCGCTCGAAGATGTGCAGCACATTGCGACGGCCCGTTCGCTCGCCAAAGGCAGGCACGCGGATGAACTCCTGCTTGATCCCCTCGGGGCTGCCGGGGTGATAGCGCAAGACGTGGTAGGCCACGGGCGCGCCGTTCGCGTCCATCTCGACGCCCGCGACGATCTCGTTGCCTGCGTTCTCCTTCTTGCCCGTTGGTGTCTCCACGCGGTCGGCTTCCACCACCTGCACCCGCAGCGCGTAGGGATTCGTGCGGCTCTCGATCATCGGCAGCAGCACGAAGGCGTCGCCGCTTTCGAGCGCCGAGCGGAACACCAGGCTTTGCAGGCCGTAGAAGTTCTGCGTCCGGGTTACGTCGCACTCCGCGGACTCGGCCCACACGCGGAACTCGCGCTCCACTTGCGCCGTCCACTCGTCGGCCTGCTCTTCGGTCATACCCAGGGCTTCCCAATCGGGGCGGGGGAGCAGGCTCAGGCCCGTGCCCACTACATTCATGACCACGGTGTTGACCGCGCCCGTGGCCAGGGGGGTGTTGCGCACCATGTCGCGGCTTCGTGCGCGCAGCGTCTCCAGATCGTCAACCGTGTCCTCGTCGGCGCTGGCAGGAACGACGAACCAATTGCTCAGTGACCGCCGGGTGTAGCTCGCTCCGACGAAGCCGCCCGCAATCGCCATGAACATCCGCGCGCGCATCCGAGCCGCTGCCCACTCGGGCGCGAAGTAGCCCACCACACGGTCAAGCAGGTTGAGTTGTGCCCCGGTGCTCATTCGTGCGGAACCACCGCTCCCCGCGTCCTCACACCGCCGCGCTCCAGCTGCTTCACCATCTGCTGCCAGTAGCGGAGGTTCTCGCGGATCTCCCGCGCGTCAGCGCGAGTGAACGTGCGCCCGCCCAGCGAGTACGCCTGCCCCTTCGCTACCGCCGAGTCAGCAGACAGCCACTCGTTCAGGTGTTGTTCCGCTTGTGCGAGGGTCAGTCCCGCCATGACGCTGCGCAGTATGGGGACACCTTTAGGTGTACGTCAATTGTCCTGATGAATCGGACAGGATGCGGAGTCAGCGACAAACTGACGCGGAGGTTGTCCGAATGACTGTGAGCTGAAACCAGTATAATAGAAGGCGCAATGTCGAACCCAGCTGACTTCCAGGAGATCGCGCACAGCGGCGGACAATTAGTCATTCACGTGGGTGCTGACAAGGAAGGCAAGCGAGGTTACCAGCTTACTTGGCAGCATTGCCGGCCTGTCCGGGCGGCTGTCTTCGCTGTGTGGGCACTTCCCCAGGGCGTTGCGGTCGAGCAAATACAACTGGGAGGGATCGGTCAACCGTGGAATCCTCCACCCGTTCCCGGTTGCTTTCCAGTGTTTATCGGCTCAGACAGTGAAGGGAAGTTCGGGCATCAATGCCCGGCGTGCGATAAGTACTGGCGGGCCGAATGCGGGGCAGCCTTCTGCCCGTATTGTGGTGTTCAGGCAAGAGTCCATGAATTTCTCACCAGAGCGCAGAAAACCTACGTTTACCAATACTGTGCCCGGATGCGAGAAGTACTTGAGGCGGACAAGGACGGTGATTACGTCATCGACATGGACGCTGTCGCAGATGCAGCGGGGAAAGACATCGAGAAGCCGCCCTTTTATTACGCAGAGGAGAGCCAACAAAACAAGTTTCTATGCGGCGCGTGCGGCGCCTTCAATGACATCCTCGGCAGATTCGTGTACTGCTCCGTGTGCGGCACTAGGAATGATCTTCAGGGCCTATCCGAGAAGATCATCCCAGCTATTCGGGATCGGATTAACGCTGGAGGACAATACGAAGCCTGTGCAAGTGATTGCGTTGCGGCATTTGACTCGTTCGTCGGCCAGTACGTTGAGCAGCTTGTCCGGCACGTTCCGATGACACCCACCCGCAAAAACCGACTTGAGAATAGGCGGTTTCACAATCTGGAAGCGGTTGCTGCTGATCTTAGAGAGATTTTCGGCATCGACATACTAGACGGCCTCAAAGACGATGATGTTCGCTTCGCCAAATTGATGTTTCATCGTCGGCATGTCTACGAGCACAAGGGCGGGGAGGCCGATGAAAAGTATATTGCCGACAGCGGCGACACCTCGGTCCGTCCAAAGCAGGCTCTTAGTGAGACAGCGGAATCAGCGCACAGGATTGCGGGAATCGTGTCGCGGATGGCGGCGAACCTTCATCGTGGCTTTCACGAGATCCTACCGCCAAGGGAAGAGCCTATTAAAAGACATCAGCAGTGGAGAACAGCGGCTAACTCATGAGGCCGGGACTTCGCACGCGACGCACTCTCGCTGATTGGGACTCCGGGGGCTGTCCTCGCCGGACGGTTACAGCGAGCTTGCCCAGGTCGCGGTAGATGGCCGGGGCGATGAAGTGTTGCAGGGCGAAGAGCCCGGCGTGGCAATACACGGTCAGGTCCAGGGCCTCGTTCTTGCTGTAGGTCTTGACGTAGAGCACCTTTTTGGTGCGCGTGCGCTTGTCGCGCACGGTGATCTTCTTCTCCCCGGTCAGCTGCTCCAGGTATTCGTCCGTCACCCAATCCGGCAGGTGCATGTAGCCCGGCCCAGGCCTGGGAATCTTCATCCGGGCGAACACCCGATCTTTCGCAGCGTAGGTCGCCACGGCGAAGAGGCGAATGTTGCTGCGCTTGGTCGAGCCTTCCTGCACCAAGCCGGGCTTGCTCAAGTAGTCCACGCCCTTGCAAGCGAAGATGCGGCGGCGGGTGTGCTGGCGCGGAAGCACATAGTCATACACGCTGTCGGCGTGCGCGCCTGCGTCCACCAGCGCAATCGCCGGCGTCAGCACGGCTCCGCGCGGATGCGGCCACTGCTTCAGTAGGAATTGGTCTAGCTGCTCCCACACGTTGACGGCCGTCTCGGGGTCAACCTCGACGCCGGGATCGCCCCAGAAGACCTCATGAGCAATGAGCCAGGATTCTTCGCCCGGCCCGAAGCCCACGATCTGCGCCTCGATGCGATTGTGCTGCACGTCCGCCGCCGCGACCAGCATACAGACGCCTTCCGGCACGGGCGTGGCATACTTTTCGCGCCGCGCGGCCAGCACATGCGCGTCGAAAGTCGCCCCGCCTTCGTCCCACGTCTCGCCCAGGCGCAGGTTGACGAACGTCTTCAGCTTTTCCGGGTTGTCCTGGGCCTCGGTCCACTCCTGGGCCAGCTCGTGCCAGTTGAGCCGCCACGGGCTGTAGAGCGCGTTGATGTGAAAGCCGACCACCTTGGTGCGCTCAGGGAATCTCGCCTTCCACTCGCCGCCGTCGAGCATTCTCTGCTTGTTCTTCTCGTCTATCCCCTTGCCACACTTCGCGCAGAGGTAGCGCACCGTCTCGGGGATGGGGTTTCCGTTGGCGTCCTTCTCCCACACCAGGCGGTGCACTCCATTTTCATCGCGCCAGCACAACACCTGTAGGTGTCCGCAGTGCGGACAGGGCACGAAATACCGCATCTGATTGCTGCGCTCGTAGTCGGCCTCGATGCGCGAGAGTCCCTTGGGCTTGCCGGGCGTGCTGCCTTTGAGGATCTTTGCGTCCTCGAAGGTGTCGGTGCGCCGCGTGGCGATTTCGACGGGATCGCCTTCGCCGCCCACATCGTCCGGGTAGCCGTCCACTTCATCGAGCAGCAGGATGGCGATAGGATCGGAGCGAAGCCCCGCGCCCGCGTTCGCGCCGGTGATCTTCAGGAAGCCGCCGTCAAATTCCTTCAGCAGCATGGAGTTTCCGGGCCGCCGCGAAGTGGCTTCGCGCACTTTGGACTTCAGCACAGAACACGCGGCGATCATCGGGTTGATGCGCGTTTTGCTGTAGTCCTTTGCCGTGTGCTCGGTCGGCTGGACGAGCATCATGGGCTTGGGGTCGGAGTCAATGAAGTAGCCCACGATGTTGTTCAGCACGCCGTTGCTCCAGCCCACCTGAGTGCTTTTCATGCAGACGATCTCGCGCACCTCGGGGTTGAGGACGGCGTCCATCATCTCGCGCTGGAAGGATTCGGTGATCCACTGCCCAGGGCGGGCGCTGGTGCCTTTAGGAAGGATTCGGTTTTGCTCGGCCCACTCGCTGACCTTCAGCGTCGGCGGTGGAGCCAGCAGTTGCCGCGCCAGGCGGCCCCTGGCCGTGCGAATCCGGGCCAGCGCTTCCGGCGTGGTCAGCGGTGCCATTTGCGAACTCATTGGCCAAAGCGGTCAGAGCCTCGCGTATCGCTTTATCGAGCCGCGCTTTTACGACCGTACGGTTCTCGCCTTCAAGATGCGGCGCGAGCCGCGCGGGCATAGTGAGCAATCGCTGGCGCAGCACGGTGAAGATCGTGCCCACTTCCTGCTCGTACACCGCCGTTGGGATCAGTTCGCCGCGCCGCGCGCCGAGTTCCAACTCTTCACGGTCCGCCTGGGCCTTGACCAGCCGCTGCCGCTCCTGGCGCAGCGACGCGCCGATGGCGTCCTGGGGAATCTCCCGGCGCTCCAGGGCCTTTTGCAGGTAGCGGACGTACCACATCAGGCAGAGGCCGACGTCGTACTTGCCCTTCTCCGGGCGCGGCATCCCTTCGGCGACCAGCTGCTGCACGCGGCGCACGCCGATGTTCAGGGCGCGCGCGACCTTTCCGACTCCCACCAGCGCCATGCCATCTCACCCCTGGGGCACCCAGGATTTCCCGAAGTCGGCGCGCTCGCGGCCCACCTGGTCAGGCATCCCGGCGCGATCTTCCAGCCGCTCGACTTCTTCGTCTTCCATGCCCAGCCGCTGCATGATGTGGGCCTTCTCAACACCTTCCGCAACCATCGTGCGGACGATCTCGGCCATCGGCAGAACGGCGTGCGTGCCGCGCGCGCGGTTGTGTCGGATCGTGCTCATCATCCGGTGCAGCGGATCGAGCGCCACTTTGACCACGGGCACCATCCCGCCGTAGAGCTGCATCAGGCGAAGATCGCCGCTGACCATGTAGCGGTGAAAGCCGTCCACGATGGTGTAGTCCGGCAGCACGACAATAGGCTGCGTAAAGCCATCTTCGAGAATGCTGGTGATCAGCAACTCCAGTTCGGGCGGGGCCACGCGATTGGGGTTGTAGTGGTTCGGCTTCAACTGGTCGCGGTGCACCCACTCGACGCGGCTCACCGGCTCGTTTGCCAGATCGCGCGGCGCGCCAGCCGGAATCTGCTTCTTCTGCGCTTTCTTCGCCATCCGCTCAGTACCTCGTGCCCAGGTCAAGCTCGGTTACTTCCGCGATGCTGACGCCGGCCTTCTTCCGCGCCTGCGTGGCGTGGCTGTTCATCGCGCGGCTGCGGCGGCCCTTCAGATCGCCGCGATTCACGACCATTGCCAGGAACTTCCAGCTGAGGCCGGTGAGCAGATCGGGCTGCTCCTCAGGCACCGGCCTGCTGGTTTTACTCTTGTGCTCCCGCAGAAGCATCACCAGGTTCTTGGCAATGGCGGCCTTCAGGTCGGGCGGATAGAGATCAAGCAGGCGGTACGTCCATTCGCGCCAAGTCAGGCCCGGCGGCTTCTCGATCTTCCCGTAGCCGTAGAGTTCGGTGTTCGCGTAGCGGCCCGCTGTGGCCGCGCCATGCACGCGGGCGATCATCTTGTGCCAGAGCTCGGGCCAGCACTGCGCGTAAATCCAGAGGCCGCTCAGCGGCTCTTCGCCGTAGGGCGGGCAGACGCGCTGGTCGCTCAGCGGCATCCCGGCCTTCTGCATCAGGTCGTAGGCGCGGTTGTAGTCCCAGCCGAAACGCTTCGGCGCGACCCACACATCGAACGTCGTCCAGTCGTAGATCGGGCTGACCGGGTAGCTGTAGCCTTCGCGCGGGTTGCCGATCCAGTTGTCGCGCAGCTTCATGGCCACGCTGCGATACCGGCGCAGAGACTCGTCGGCGCGGATGCCGCGAATGTCGGCCACTGTGCCGTGCTCCTTGCCATAGACCAGGTGAGCCAGCTCGGGGATGCCCATGCCCCACTGGAAGCCGGGCAATTCGGTGATCGCGCCTTCCGGCATCGGGCGCACCCACAGGTGCTTTTCCGTCGGGTCCCAGCAGTGCCAGTAGGGCTGCTTGCGGCTGCAAGCGTTCCTGTGGCGCACGGGAATGCACAGCCACTTCAGGAGCACGTCCGGGCGCTGTGCCACGCGCGCGACGTATTCGATGGTTTCCGGGTGAATTGCTTCTTCGTCCCAGAAGTACACGTCGAGTGGCAGCCGCCCACGCTCGCGGGCTACCTGCAAAGCTAGGTTGAGGCAGACGGTGGAGTCCTTGCCGCCGCTGAAGCTGACCACCACGGTGTCGAACCGCTCGTAGCACTCGCGGATGCGGCGCAGCGCCGCCGCGTACACGTCTTCGTCCACCAGCTGCTTCTTGTAGATTCGCGTCTTGGCCACGCGCGCCCTCGGCTACCTCGTGCGGATCGCTTCGATCTCCGACGCGCTCACGCCGTTGACGATGGTGCGGTTGATCATCGGGTGCTTCTCGTCGGTCGGCCCGAAGTCGCTGTCCGGGTGATAGGCCAGCACGCGCATATCCTCACCGTAGGGTGTGCGGAAGCTGTGCAGCCCGCCCGTGTGAATGCAGAAGATCATTCCGGGCACGAGGTCAATTTCGCCGTTCGGCGTGATGCACTGG